CATGAAGTTTGACTCTAAGTTGTTTGAGCAGTCCATGCCAGATGTCTACAAGTCCTATGTTCGGGAAGTAGCCGGTAGCCGTAGATTCTTAGTGAAAGGGTAATCATGTTGCTATTTAAAACAAAACGATTAGAGCGCCTAGAGCAAGAAGTAGTCATGCTTGAAGACTTGTTTGCTCAAGCTCTACAACGCATATCAAATCTAGAAGAAGCTCGGTGGGGCTTGAAGGTTGACGGTACTCCAAAGGCAAAGCCCGGAAGGAAGACTAAAGATGAACGCATTTCCTAGCCCCCGCGACCCTAAGACTGGCTCTGATGACAAGGGCATGAGTCTCAAGGATTACTTTGCTGCCCACGCAATGCAAGCAATGATTGCTGAACCGTCCCTCAAAGCAACGCCAGATGAGTTTGCTCAGAAGGCTTATCAGATAGCAGACGCAATGCTGAAAGCGAGGGGCTTGTGACCACGCAAGATGTCGCAATATATGTGATGGCTGCATCCTCAGTCATAGAAACATTCCTAACTCTTTTGGAGAAATTTACATGAGTAATATCATTCCCGTATCAGACATGACGGTCATGGCTGACAGTATCGTCAAGTCAGGCTTCTACGGCTTTAAGACTAAAGAACAAGTCATGGCTGTAATGCTTGTAGCCCAAGCAGAAAACAAGCACCCTGCCTCTGTCGTGCAAGAGTACGACATCATTCAAGGCAAGCCAGCCCTGAAGTCTCAAGCTATCCTTGCGCGTTTCCAACTCTCTGGTGGTTCTGTCCAATGGGATGTAGTCACGCCCAAGGCAGTCAAGGGAACATTCAAGCACCCACAAGGGGGCAGCCTGACAGTCGAGTGGACTATCGAAATGGCAAAGCAAGCCGGTATTTACCGCGACGGTAGTGGCTGGTCTAAGTATCCAGAGGATATGCTCAGAGCTAGGGTTATCTCTAGAGCTGTGCGCTCTATCTATCCCGCTTGTATCTTGGGACACTACGCCACAGAAGAGGTCATGGACTTTGATAGCCCTATGCCAAAGCATATGGGCGTTGTAGAAGACGTTAAACAGCCCTTAGAGGTCATAGAAGCCTCTACTGGTGACTACCCCATCATTAAGCCTGACGGTGAGATATACGCCCTTTACGGCAATCCAGAGGAATGGATAGAAGCCTATGCTGGTTTGGCAGCTAGAGTCATGCAGTCTAAAACAATAACTGATGAACAGCGCACCGAGAAGATTGCTGCTCTAGCACAGGCTAATCACGATATAACTGAGAAGTTCTCTAGCTTTGAGCGAATCAAGATTAGAGGTGAGTTAGCCAAGGTGGGAGTAAACCTAAACCCAAAGTCACCAGCGTCCCAGTTCGTAGCCGACATGGAACACAACGACAAAATATTCTGAACCATTTGCAGAACATAGGCTCACTAACTCCAATGGACGCATTACAAAACTATGGCTCATTCAGGCTTGCAGCCCATATCGAATATCTTAGGAAGCAAGGACATCCCATCCTTACAACTATGGTTAAAGAGGGTGGGCGCGAGTATGCCCGATATATCTACCGTTGAAAGGAAAATCATGGAAAACCAAAAGAAACCCCCGTTTGTCCCGCAAGAGATGAAAGGACGAATGACAAAGAACACCTACAAAAAACAGGGTTCTTCCGAGCCAGACTGGAAAGGTTCATTCATGTACAAGGGTGAAACCATCACCTTTGGTGCATGGGAGAACGATGCTGGCTATGGACCTTACTACAACATCAAATTGAACGACCCTAACTGGAACAAACAACAGCAGCAGTACCCTAAAGAGGTAACTGACAAACCGGCTAAGTCTTATCCAAAAGATAGTGATGTGCCATTTTGACGGCTAGCTTCTCTCTCCCTTTTCCCCCAAGCGTTAACACCTATTACCGCAACTTTCGCGGTCACATGGTGATGAGCGCCAAGGGAAGGGAGTTTAGAGAAGCTGTCCAAGTATTTGTAATTGAGAACAACATTCCTAAGTTTGGGGACAAAAAATTGAAACTAACACTAATTCTGCGTCCTAGAGACAAGAGAAAAATAGACATTGACAACCGTATCAAAGCGGTACTTGATGCACTAGAACACGCTGGAGTGTTTGACAACGACTTCCAAGTTGACCACATTGAGATGATTCGAGGCGAACAAATCAAAGGCGGTCTGCTTCATGTAGTCATAGAAGAAATGTCCCCCCGGCATCCCGAAGTCGAGTCCCACGAGGACAGTTAGGAACGTGACGGGGCAGCGTTTCGGGTAGCCCCACTAATTCAACAACAAAGGAAAATCATGGAATCAATCCCAATCCCAGAAGTAGGCAACATGGAAGTACCGCCAGAGAAGAACCACATCTTTGTAGCAACACCAATGTACGGTGGTCAATGCTTTGGCTTCTTTACCCAAGGCTGCTTACAGCTTCAGAAGCTGGCTATGAATAGCAACCTAGACCTGACGTTCTCATTCCTCTTTAATGAGTCCCTCATTCAACGTGGACGCAACCTCTTGGCTAACGCTTTCCTGAAGTCTAAATGCACTCATATGCTCTTCATAGACTCAGACATACGCTTTATCCCTGAACAGATATTGCCAATGATTGAGGCTGACAAAGACATCATTTGTGGCATCTATCCCAAGAAAGAAATCAACTGGCAGACAGTTCGCAATGCTATGGCAGCCGGTGTTCCTGATAACCAGTTAAAGAACCATACAGGCAACTTTGTTGTGAACCTTGTGAACTATGAGGAAACAGTCACAGTTCCAATCGGTGAACCTCTAGAGATATGGAATGGTGGCACAGGCTTCATGCTCATCAAAAGAGAAGTCTATGAAGGTCTAGTAGGGAAACTACCTACATACCTCAACAATGTTATGGACATTCAGAACCCACAAAACGGGGAAAAGGTCAATGAATTCTTTGCCACTTGCATAGAAGAAGAATCAGGACTCTTACTCTCTGAGGACTACTACTTCTGCAAGAGAGCTAGAGAGCATGGCTTTAAAGTCTGGGCAGCGCCTTGGGTCGACCTAGCCCATGTCGGCACATACGCCTTTGAAGGTCAGCTTCTCAAGACACCATGAGTTGCCCCGTTTGCGGTCACACAGAAGTCAATGTACATAGCGTTATTTGGGATACTCTCGCCTCCGAGTGGGAGTTGACCAAAGAGCAAAGAAGCTACCTTGATGTTCAGCAAGGTGGTCATTGCGGCAAGTGTGGGGTGAAGGTTCGGTGCGCTGCTATTCATAAGGCGTTAATGCGCTATCTCAACGGTAATACAAACCTCAAAGCCCTAGAGATAAATAGCCTTGCCACCTACTCACCCAAAGAGTTTTTCTCAGTTTATGACGAGGTTATTTATCCTCAGATTGACATGACAGCAATGCCATACCCTGATGAGAGCTATGACGTTGTTCTACATTCAGACACCCTTGAGCATATTCCTGACCCTATCAAGGGCTTGCAAGAGTGCCAAAGGGTTCTTAAAAAGGGTGGCGCTCTTATCTTTACTGTGCCACTTCTAGTTGAGAGAATGACTAGAAACCGAGATGGTTTGCCAAAGAGTCTGCACGGCAGTCCGAGTGCTGGAGATGACTTCTTGGTCTGCAACGAGTTTGGGGCTGATGTCTGGCGCTACTTAGTAGTCGCTGGCTTTGATGACATCCGAATCACAACCTTTTTGTATCCAGCAGGAATAGCGCTTACAGCAATTAAGACGGGCTAATTAACGACAACCCCAACGCTTACGCGCTGCTTTGCCTCGTTCTCCAGTCCACGACTTACTTCTAGCGCAGAAAGACTTTTGGCGAGGTCCTGACTTAGTTGGGGCTTTGAGCTTGCTGCCGGTAGCTTTGTTGTACTTAGCCCGACCCTTGGCAGTCAAGCCACCACCGGCTTTGACAGACAGTTTCTCGCCTCTGCCGACAGAGAGATTAGTCTTCTTTGGCATTAGCGTTTAGCCTTGCGTTTCTTAGCGGTCTTTGCAGAACGCACAAATGCTTCAGCAGTAGGGTAGCCCTTTTGACCGGGTTTCTTAGCAGGAAGACCCGCTTTCCTACGCTTGTTGATGTTGTAGTACAGACCTTTTTTAGCTGGCATGGTATTGCTCCTCTGTCAATATACCTATCTTGTATTTTCCTTCAGGCTTGTAAATTGTCAATGCTTGCTGGCGCATCTCTGGCGCAAAGGATATGTGCATCCACCGACCGTATTCGTGAATCATTTGGTCAAACTTGATGCCATTGTTTAGAACAAGCTGACATAGCGCGTAAGGAGTGTGAGCAGCAGAAGAGCAGTCAATAGCCCAACCATCCATGTGGCTGGATACCTTAGAACCGCCAACAGCCACGTTGACATCAGGCAAGCGTAGCCAAGAATTAACACGAAGAGCGCCTGTGACATTTCGGACTGCCTCCAACTGTTGAGCAGCCGACTTCATGTTCTCTAGTTGTCTCTCGTCTGGCTGATTGCTAATGTGCATCCGAATAGCTGTCTCGCTATACGTTGCCTCATCAAGAGTAAAGTGTTCTGAGAGGTTCATTTTTTCTTCATGTCCATGATTTTCTCTAGCGTTCTACCACCGAAATAAAACGACATTATTAACATTCCCCATTGACCTAGCAGCTCTACATAGTTGTTGTTTACCTCAATATCCCATGCAGACATCATTGCAAAGGTTGTGTAGGTAATCAGGATAAACACTAATGTCATGGGACGAATGTTCTTGGACAACCAAGAGTCGCTGCCCATGTCTGCTTTGAGTCGTTCAGTCAATTCATGCTGCTCGGACACATCTGCATTGAGCTTGGCTAACTCACCATTTTGCTGCATCTCTAGCAGCTTGAGTTTGGCTTGCTCTGCCTGTGCAGGGTCAGGAAATACCTTGTCTAGTATCTTCCCGCCAATGTCTATAAGTGCGCCTATTGGAATCATTTGTTTTCCTTTAGTTCCTGTTTAAGTTTACGAAGTTCCTTAATCTCTTTCTTGAGCTGCGCCTTCATGTATAGCGTTTCTATGTAAGCAATGCTTGTTGTAGCAACAATGATGCACAAAGCCACAGCACTTAGAACCCACCCGAAAAGACGCGCAGTTGCCACATTAGCCACCCAAAAAGTAAAGATATGAACATCACGGCAATTACCCCACTCGTAAATTCAACGAACTGGATTTCCTCCTGTTCCTTCTTCCACCTTGCCAACCTAGCCCTACGAATCATCTCTGACCTAGCCCACTCCTGTTCACGCTCAATTTTGCCGTGCATCACCAAGAATCGGCTATACAAATTTTTTAGTTCTGCTGGCGCATACACCATCGCTTCCCTAGTCTGCTCAAGCAACTTCTCCATTTGCAACTCAATCAAAGCCCTCTCAATAGCTTTCTTGCTTGTGTTTTGCTCTGGATTAAAGTTAGTCTTAGACTCCTCTTCTAGTTCACGATAGTAGTTTGTAATCTGTTGTTGCGTGTCAAAGAGGACACCGAGGTTGTTGCCGATGTCGCTAATGAGTTTGAGTTCAAGCTCCTCATAAGACTTCTGTTTGGCAGCGACCTTTGATTTGGTGACTGGCTTGGGAGACTCAACCGTTGTTGGCTTAGAGACAAATAAGCCAATGAACCAATCCCAGATACCTTTGATTGCTTTGACATCAGCAATCGCGCCTTCAACCGTTTTCTTTGCGCCCTCAAGCTCCATCCTCCCTTGGTGAAGCATCTCGCAACCGCTTTTGATAAAACCATAAGCCGTCTGCGCTGCCAACAAGAGAGAGAACGGGTCAATGACTTACCTCTTAGACCGTGCCTTCACCGGGAGTAACGTAAATAGCTCCCGTTCCACTAGCCACAATTACAGAGACATACAAAGACGCTGTATTAGTGGCTTGCTTTGGCGCAGTAAAGATTACTGTTTGGTTGTTATGAATGACAACTCCATAAGCAGGAGTTCCAGCCACGGGAATTACTACGTCATCTGTAGATGCTGTTCCTAGACGAACAAACACCTCGGCAGCCGTGCCATTATGGATTCTGACTTGGTTGCAAGGGCTATCAGAGAGGACAGAAACCGTGTTAGCCGTAGTTGTTGCGTTAATACGAGTAGTCTTTCCTTGTGTTTGA